GCTTGCTGTACACAGAGCTGATGAGCCAAGCAATTGAGAGGTCTGTATGAGTGAATCAACCGAAAGTCTTTTGACTTTACTTGCTTTGATATTTGGATCTATCGCTGTGTTTGTCGTCGCATTCCTTTGGTGGTGCGACAGATACATCGACAAGATGTTTGACCATGACGACAAAATTGATTTTTAACCTAGGAGAAAACCCATGAGACTTACCAACACAATTCGCGACGCATTCGTTCGCGCAGCAATGGCAGATGTGCCAAAGAAGAATTTTGAAAAAGACATTCACGACTTGATTAAAGAGGATGCAAAAAAACTTTTGCCACCAAAGATACTTGAGCTTGTCGAGGACCCAAAGATGCGTGAATTTATCAAGGGTCATTCACACTACATTCGCGGCTACACCATAAACAACGTTTGGGTTTATGGATCAGCATACGAGCGCAGCCCAAAGGTAAACACAAAGGTTGAGGCATTGCTTTGCGAAGCTGAGGAGCAAGTCGAGAGCATGAATAAACTTCAGCACAATCTTCGTGCAGCGGCATATTCAGTGACAACTCGCAAGGCTCTTGTTGAGATGCTGCCAGAGTTTGAAAAGTATTTGCCGGAGACAGAGGCAAAAGCAAATCGCTCACTGCCCGTCGTTGCTAACATCGTGGCCGACTTCACAAAGGCTGGCTGGCCAGCGAAAGGTAAAAAATGAAATTCTTAAAGCAAACCGTTGAGTTCATTCGTGACTCGTTTCGCATGCCAAGCGCTGAGGTGATGGCCATTAAAGAACTTGAGCTGGCCAAGCGTGAGTTGCTTCAAATGCAGACCGCCAAGGACTACTCATCTCGCATGGTTGAGTACAACCAAGACCGCATTCGTCGCCTGACTGCGCACATTGCGAAAGCAATTCCAACTCTGAACGACGCACCATGACAGCGACGTGGGCACTTGTATTCATGCTGTGCTCGCGTAGCTGCGAACCACAGTACACCATTCCCTACAACTCGCGAAGCGAGTGCGTGCGGGCTATTCCAAAAGACATGCGCTCGAGCGAGAAGGCCGTGTGCATTCCAATTTCAAAGGACTAAGTGTGAAAAAACAACACCCGCAAAAATAATTCTTGCATGACTTCACAACTGTGATACACTGAGTTCAACGAAGCAAAAAAGCTTCCCGCCCCCAGCGGTTCTGGGGCACTCCAGAAGGACAAACAAAATGCAAATCCTAGTAGAAGTCAAAAACGTTTACGGCGTTCAAACCGTATACCCAGTCTGCGAACAAGCAAAGTTCTTCGCTGCATTGGCTGGAACCAAGACCCTGACATCTCAGGCTCTCAAGCTGATCAAGCAAGCTGGCTACCAAGTCTGCGTCGCAACCCCCGAACTCGCAATCTAATCGGAGCGAACCATGCGCATGTACACCACATACCAAATCAAGTGCAACCAGACTGGTGAGACTTGGTCCAACAACTTCAACGAATCAGACGCACGCTTTGTCGGCGTTCAAAAATCATTCGTTGATAACGGCGGTCTCAATTTCGATCAAGCAAACGCTTTTATCTTCAGCATGAACCGCGCGCAAAAAAACTACAAAAACGAATTCACTTACAGCCTTAACTAATCAGGAGCACACCATGACAACACAGCAAACACTCAACGCGGCCATGCTGCAAGCCACCCCATTCCAACGCGGCAAGGTTTACTATGTGGCCGACATGGCCAAGTGCCCATTGTGGGTTGCATACGACGCACTGGTGTCAGAAGAGTGGGACGAGCAAGACGCCATCATCGACATTCAAGCCGCCCCCAATTGACCAGTGGGATATCAACAGGAGCACATCATGTTCAACTTAAACGACATCGACAACATTGAATCCAACGACTGCGGCGCTGACGAATATTACGCCTCGATCCAGAACGCAATCAACAGCGGCATGTGGGGCCTGCAAGGTAGTTACGGCCGCACCATGATGGAAGCCATCAACTCTGGTTGCTGCTTGCTTGGCAAGTCCCGCGCCAGCGACTACTACGGCAACGTGATCCCAAGCCGCGATGACGTCAAGGCAGGGACCAAGGGCAGCTACGACTTTGTGGCCGACGCCATGGGTGTTGAGTACGCTGACGCAATGGCAGCACTTTAATCGGGAGAACGCAATGTCAATTCCAGAATACAAGATGGTCCCAGCCCCGATCAAAGGATCTGGCGACAACACTTGGTACAACCAAGGTTGCGAAGGCTGTGACTTTCGCTACATGCGAGAAGTCAAGTGTTCTGCAATTGACTGTCGCCCACGCAACGGCATCCCAGTCATTGCAAAAATAATTCAACAACCTTCACAACTGTGATACAATAACTTCACTGGCCCAGCAGATTCTGGGACGCATCAGGAGATCATCATGTCAGCATTCATCGTTTCAAATACTCAGATCAACGCCATCGTCCGTGCCGCTAGTCGCATGGGACTGTCTTACCAATACGCAGGCATGACCCGCCGCGTTGCAGGCATGGAGCAGGAGATGGCTGAGATGCTTCTCTGCGCAAACTACGACAGCGTCAATGCGCGCTACAAAGAAGACAACCTGCCACGCGAAATCATTTATCGCCTCGACGCGCCACTCTTGCCTGCCTTGTCGATCATCAAGTTGGCCACCAGCTTGGCCTATCAAAGCTGCGAGTTCGACGAGTACGACGCCAGCGAATCCAAAGCTTTCACAGATGCGTTGATTAGCTGGTCAGTCAACAAATTGCCCGGCTACGACGCAGCGCCATGGACCATTGAAGACGACGAGCCTGCTGGCCCAGTCGGTTTGGTCGAGCAAATGAACGCACTCAAGAAGGCCGGCAAGTTGATCGTTGTCAATGTGAAGTAAGGGGATCGACATGACAAAAATTCTTTTAGGAAAACTCAAGGCAGACGCTGGCACTTTTGCCGATGGCGAGAATGTTTGGCTAACTAAGCAAGAGTGGGCATGCGGTTGGTACTGGTCCTTCGGCTACCTTGGCAACAAGAATTGCCACTTCCACTTTGACAGCCTGCTGTACATCAAGGACAGCAAGGGCAGCGTGAAGTACACAGCCAGCGATCTGTTCGAGTCGACCAACATCAGCGACAAAGAGTGGTGGGTAATGCGTGACTTGTTTGTTCAAGCTTATGCACTGCAAAAAGCCGCCGAGGTTTACCGATGCGGCGGACATCAATCGACAGTGATTGGCGTGACAGACGTGCTCAAGGACGCCGACATGGCCAAGCGTTTGAATGCAGATTTAGAAAAGATTCTTAACGTGTTGTGGGACTACGCCTGCAAGGCAATTGAAAAGAAAGAAGAGGTGTCAGCATGATCACGATCGAAATTAAAAGTGGCGGCGCTGCATTTGTGAACGAGGGTCCACGCGAGGAGATCGCTCGAATCCTGCGTGAGCTGGCCATCCGAATCGAGGAGGGCCAGACCCCAACAATCGTCCGTGATCTCAATGGCAACAAGTGCGGCACAGTCTTTATGCAAATAGATTGAAAATAATTTTAAATTTGTTTCACACCTGTGATACAATTCTCCCGAGACGCAAGTTTTTTAACCACTCCAGAAGGACAACACAATGAAAACTATTCAAGACCTCGTGACTGCACGCATTGCAGCAAAGCGCATCGAAGACGAAGCCGTGGCCAAGCGCCGCGAGATCGATGAGCAAATCTCTCTTCAACTCTCCACCGGTAAAGCCGAGGGTACTGAGTCAATGAAGCTGGCTGACATCGGCGCCAAGGTGACTGTGACTTACAAAGTCACACGCAAGGTTGACACCGAAGCATTGCAGGCTGGCTGGCAAAACCTGTCAGAAGACCAGCAGGCTGCATTCAAGTGGAGCGCCGACGTCAGCGTCAGTGCGCTTCGCAAATTCCAAGGCGACGATCTGGTTAAGGTCTCGAAGTTCTTCGAGTCCAAGCCATCTGCGCCCACCATCAAAATCGAAATGATCTAAGGGGACATCAATGGCTATCACTCTCTCATCCACCAAACAAGCTGCCGAAATCAGCGGCTTGAAGTTCTTGGTCCACGGCCCAGCCGGCGCAGGTAAAACAACTCTCTGCGGCACGACTGGCGAATCCACCATCATCATCAGCGCTGAGTCTGGCTTGCTGTCTCTGCGTCACTTGGACATCCCAGTGATCGAGGTCAAGACACTCGAGCAGCTGTACGAAGCCTACGACTATGTGGCCAACACACCTGACGGCCAAGCATTCAAATGGATCTGCTTGGACTCCATCAGCGAGATCGCTGAAGTTGTGCTCAACCACGAAAAGAAAGCAGCCAAGGACCCGCGCCAAGCATACGGTGCGCTGGCCGAAAAGATGACCGACCTGATCCGCGCGTTCCGTGACATGCCCGGTCGCAACGTGATGTTCTCTTGCAAGCAAGAGCGCGCCAAGGATGAGCAAACTGGTGCGATGCTGTACTACCCAGCTATGCCCGGCAACATGCTCAAGCAAGGCGTCGGCTACTTCTTTGATTTCGTCTTCGCCCTTCGCGTTGAGAAGGATGGCGACGGCAACCCAACACGCTGGCTGCAAACGAGCCGCGACTATAACTACGAAGCTAAAGACCGCTCAGGCAGTCTTGAGATGTTCGAGTCCCCCGACCTGTCAGCTATCGCTGCCAAGGTCAAATCAACAGGAGCATGACATGGCCAAAGCATTTCAATCAGCAGTTGTGAAGATCACCCTAGAGCTTACAAATCAAGAGGCTGAATACCTCAAGAGCCTGACTCAAAATTACCTAGGCCCAGACGCAGAATACGCAGAGCCAAAAATTGAGAGTTCGATTAGATGCGAAATCTTCAATGCCTTGCATGATGCAATGCAGGATTTCAAAATCGAATAAGCCTAACGAGTCAGGGGCTTTATACCTGACTCACAACAATCCATTTAACAAAGGACACCCAAATGGCACGCTTAAATTTCAACACAAGCAACGTCGAGAAACGCGAAAACACTTACGAACTCCTGCCCGCAGGCTGGTACATCGCTCAGGTCTCAGAGTCTGACATCGTCCCGCTGAACTCGGGCAACGGTCAAGCTTTGAAGCTGACCTTTGACATCCTGTCTGAGCAAGGCCGCGGCCGCAAAGTGTGGGCACGCTTGAACATTCAGCACACCAACCCCAAGGCTGAGACCATCGCCCAGCAACAGCTGCGCGAGTTGTGCGACTCCATTGGCATCGTGCAAATGCAAGACACCGTCGAGCTGCACAACAAGCCCGTGCAGGTCCGTGTGAAAATTCGCAAGTCCGAGGACCCACAGTACGACGACAGCAACGAGATTGCTGGATTCAAGGCCGTAGACGGCGCCGCAGGTGCAGGCAGTAGCATGCCCCCTACCTCGCGCCCAGCCCCCTCTTCCTCGCCCGCTCCTGCAGCCGCAGCAGCACCGGCAGCTGGTGGCTCTACCCCTCCTTGGGCCAAGAAGTAATTGACGAGGTCGAAAGCGGATGCTGTGCTGCTGAGGGTTCTCGGTGGGCCGGACACAGACGCAGCGAGTAGACCTCACCTTTTACGGGCGGCAGCTACAGCAGTATTCGGATGGGCCGAATACGCCGCCCACCTTTTTTCATCAACGACATCAAAGGAAATTAAATGTCAAATCAAAACCAACCTCCAATCATCACCATTAAGTTCGTGCCAGCCGGCGTAGAGCTGGTGCTAAACGCATTGAACACGTTGCCACGCGGACAAGTCGAAGCCTTGTACCAAGAGGTGCTTGGCCAATACCAATACCAAATGCAAGAGCTGCAAAAGCAAGCTCAAGCTGAGGCTTTGATCGCTGAGTCAAAAGCCAAAGCCGAAGCCGCCAAGGCAGAGGACGCCGGCCAACAACAACCTGAAGGGGCAGCAGAATGACCACACGTATCTACTCTGTAGCTTCAACAACTGGTGAAGGCTTTCACTTGGTCGAGGCAGCAACAAAGAATGCAGCCTTGCGCCACGTAGCCGAAGGCTTGTTCCACGTTGAGGTGGCAAACCAAAAGACACTCGTCGCAGCAATGCAAGACGGTGTGAAGATTGAAGTCGCTGGCGCACAAGTCGCGACTGAATCAGCCGAGTAATCGGTGGCTCCCTTCGGGGAGCCTGTAAAGGTGAGGGGTACCTTGGTTGGCGCAGCCGCGCGGCGGGAGGTTCAAATCCTCCGACCCCTCACCTTTGCAACAAGACGGAGAACAAAATGGCAGCACTGCCCGAACCAAACCACACCACGGTCGCTAAGATTTACAAAGCCTACGAGGACGACGCCGAATCAGGCAACCGCCCGCACTTGGGCGCCAGCTTGATTGGCCGCCCATGCGAGCGCCAGCTTTGGCTGACGTTTCGCTGGGTCGATGCCAAAAAATTTACCGGCCGCATGCTGCGCCTGTTTGAGACTGGCCAGATGGCTGAGGCCCGCTTTACTGCAAACTTGCGACGCATCGGCATCGAGGTTCACGACGTCACGCCAGAGGGTAAGCAGTGGCGCGTGCAGGCTTTAGGCAACCACTTCGGTGGCAGCATGGACGGTGCGGGCGTGGGCTTTCCAGAGGCGCCCAAGACTTGGCACGTGCTTGAGTTCAAGACTCACAATGAAAAAAGCTTTACCGACTTGGTAAAGAAAAAAGTCCAAGGCGCAAAGCCTGAGCACTACGCGCAGATGCAAATCTACATGGGCCTCACTGGGCTCGAGCGTGCGTTCTATCTGGCCGTCAACAAGAACACCGACGAGCTGTACAGCGAGCGCGTTGACTTTGATGTGAGCGAGTTCGCCAAGCTGAAGGCGCGTGCTGAGCGAGTCATCTTCTCCAACGAGCCGCCACTCAAGTGCAGCAACGACCCGAGCTGGTTCACCTGCAAGATGTGCGACTTTCATGCGCACTGCCACGGCGAGATGGCGCCTGCTGTCAATTGCCGCACGTGTGCACACTCCACCGCCGAGCCTGATGGCGACGCGCGCTGGTCATGCGCTCATCACAAGTTTGATCTGACGGTCGACGTGCAGCGACAGGGTTGCACCAACCATCGCTACATTCCAATTTTGCTGGACAACTTTGCCACCATGACCGACTTCGTTGACGGTGATGTGGTGTACACGAGCAAAGCCACCGGCCAGACGTTTGCCAACGGCGAGCGCTTGACGTCACTCGACTCGCAAGAGATTCGGGATCTCGAAAACAAGATCATGCTCGGCGACGTGGCCAAGCTGAAGCTTGAGTTGCAAGCTCAAGGCGTGAGTGGAACGGTGGTGAAGTGATGAATTACCCGATTGAAGTTAGAAAGATTGCCGCAGAAGTTCCACTCTTTCAATACAACCAAATCAACACGTGGCAGTCGCTATATCAGAGCCGCGACAGTGAGGATGAGATCAAGCGGCAACTGATACTCAAGGCTGCCGACCAGATCTGCCACAAGTTTGTCGGCCAGTTGATGGATCGCGCGCAAATCAAGACTTATAACGAGCCAGAAGGTATGGCCACCAAGGTAACATGCGTCGCACTTAGCTATGACGAGTTGGTGAATCTGCTTTACCGGGCCTATGCCGATGGTCAGAGTGATGGGATGCGCAGAAATTTCAAGGTGGATCTTTAATGCTTGTCCCGCGCCCATACCAACAGCGCGTGGTCGATGATCTGTGGCGCTTCTTTGACGAGCACCCCGATGGCAACCCAGTTGTCGAAGCTTGCGTCGGAGCGGGCAAGTCGATGATGGTGGCCATGATTGCCCAGCGCGCTATGACCGAGTACCCCGGCACGCGCATTGTGGTGATTGTGCCAAGCAAAGAGCTGCTGGTTCAAAACGTGGAGGAGCTGTACTCGGTGTGGCCAGAGGCTCGCGCCGGCGTTTACTCTGCTGCGGTCAAGAGCAAACAGCTTGGCTACGACTTGACCTACGCGACCATTGGATCGATCTACCGGCAAGCCCACCTGATGGGCCGCATTGACCTGATCTTGGCGGATGAATGCCACGGCATCAACCCCAAAGACACAGGCATGTGGCGCAGCTTTATCAACGACCTGCGTAAATACGGCAGCCCTGCCCGCGTTGTGGGCCTGACAGGCACGCCCTTCCGCGGCAATGGTGCTTGGCTGACCTGCGGCGAGGAGCCGCTGTTCACCAACGTCTGCACCCGCGTGACGATCCGTGAGCTGCTGGACCTTGGGTTCTTGTCGCCGCTCACCACCATCGAGACCAAGACGCACATCGATGTGAGCACGGCACGGACCGTGGCAGGCGACTACAACCTGCAGGACTTGGCCAAGCTGACCGACAAGGACGAGCTGGTGCAGGCCGCGGCCGACGAGATCGTGGTCATGGGTGCACCTCGTAAGAAGTGGCTCGTGTTCGCGGTCAACGTGGCCCACGCAGAACACGTTTGCGCGGCTTTAATTGACCGGGGAATACCTTCGGCAGTCGTGACTGGAGACACGCCTTCTGCGCAGCGTGACGGGGCTATTGCAGCGTACCGTCGCGGGGAGCTTCGCTGCCTTGTCAACGTCTCGGTTCTGACCACCGGGTTCAACGTGCGCGACATCGACTTTCTTGTCCTGCTGCGCGCCACCAAGTCCCCGGTCCTGTACGTTCAAATTCTGGGCCGCGCCCTGCGCACAGCCGAGGGCAAGACCGACGCGCTGATCGCCGACTTCACCGACACCATCGCCACCCTTGGACCGGTCGACGAGATCAAGGGACGTGTGCCAAGCGGTGGGAGGAAGGGTCAGGCGCCCACCAAGATTTGCCCCAACTGCGGCAACCCAAACCCAGCCAGCGCAGTGGAGTGCGTCGAGGGTTGTGGCCACGTATTCCCAGAGCCTGATCGCATCACTCACGGGACCGAGGCCAGCGCAGCTGCCGTGCTCAGCTCGCAAAAAGAAACCATGTTCAAGGTCGTGCCTGTCGACCGGGTTGCGTACAAGCTGCATCAAAAAGAAGACAAGCCCGACAGCTTGCGCGTGGAGTATTACAGCGGTCTGATGCGTGTGGCCAGCGAGTGGGTGTGCCTGTCTCACGAGGGCTACGCACGCAGGAAGGCCGAGTCTTGGTGGCGCCAGCGCGCAACCATCGACGCCATACCCAGCAGCACGCACGACGCCATCGAGTGGCTGAACTACAGCGAGTCAATCTTGCGCAAGCCAAGTGAGCTGACCGTCAGCAAAGAGAAGTACCCATCAATTCTTTCTTACAACTGGAACTAAAAATGGATGATCAAAAAATAATTGAAAGCCTACGCAATCAACTTCGCGAAGCAACAAAGCGAGTGCCCGCTCGAATCAACAGCGCATCAGTGCAGGCGGTTCGAGAGTACAAGGAAGCGTACAAAAAAGCAGTCAAACTCATCGACAAGAAAGGCGCCAAAGAGACTGAGCTTCGCTCAGCTTTGGTGGCAGTGCAATGAAACCAGTAGAGATACAAGTCAAGATCAGCATCGCCCGTCGCGAGATGGAGTTCTGGCAGAGCATTCTGCAAAACAAGTCATGCAAAGACTGCGAGAAATTTCAGCAAGGAGTTTGCGAAGAGTTCAATGCGATACCACCAGAGGATGTGCAGAGAGTCGGATGCGATTCCTACGAATGGGACACCATACCTTTTTAACCACGGAGAAAACAAATGTCAAAAGAAAAGTTAGATTGCCAATGGCCTCGCTGCAGCTGCGCAACTAGATGCATAGCTGATGGCGAAGTTATTGGATTTTTAGATCCTATGCAAGCAATCAAGCCTCAACGTGAAGGTGACCAGCAAGCGCCAACGCCAAACAACAAGCCAGCAATTCAGGATCTTGTCCTGCAGGACATGCTCGCCCGCAAGATGCTTGGCCAGCAGCGCTACGGCACACCGCTTCAGCCACATAACGGACGTGATATGATGCAGGACCTTTACGAAGAACTCTTGGATGCGTGCAACTACATTCGTGGTGCGATCTATGAGCGTGACGGTAAGTAATTTTTAACCAACTGGAGAACGAAGATGCAACGCTATATCGGCACAAAGATTATCAACGCTGAGCCAATGAACCGCCAGAAGTACAACGACTTCCGTGGCTGGACATTGCCAGAGAATGAGGACGGAAACGACGAGGGTTACCTTGTTGAATACCTTGACGGCGGCAAGCCCAACACAGACAAGTTCGAGGGCTACGTCAGCTGGTCACCCAAAGAGCAATTCGAAAAAGCCTACCGTCAATCTGACGCGTTGTCATTTAGCTTGGCGCTTGAGGCTTTGAAGGATGGCAAGCGCATCGCTCGCGCCGGCTGGAACGGCAAAGACATGTGGCTGTCACTGAGCTGCGGTGAGACTCGTGAAGTTTCATCGTCTGGTTTCTGGTCGCAAAACAATCGTGAGTACGCTGACTCTTTGGGCGGTTCTGCCACTGTGTTGCCATGCATCACCATGAAGGTTGCAACTGGTGAGATCTTGATGGGCTGGCTCGCATCACAAAGCGACATGCTCAGTGAAGACTGGGTGATCCTCGAATGAGTAACGCACACGCAGTGTTCAACGTAGGTGCTGCCCTACAAATTCTGAAAGAGCAGATCGATCCAGACAAGTGGAGCGAGACGCCTTTGCCAATCATCGCGGCGCCCAAGTGGTGGCTCGATGAGTTGTGCGAAGAGCTGGGTGCGAATGAAGGCATGGAGCCTGACATGATTCACAACTGCAAGGTGGTTCGCAACGACGAACTCGAAGAGCCAAAGCTGATTGATCACGACGGCAAGATGTATTCGATCCTGCCTCAGTGGCAGCGCAACAAACAAGCAGAGGGAGACTCAAATGAGCAAAGCAATAGTGAAGCTTGAGGATCAAGACGACGGTACAGTCAAGATCGAAATCGAGTTTGGTGAAGAGGGTGGTAACCCAACAAGCGGCGCCCATAACATGGCCGTCACAATGGTAAACATGACCGCATCCATGATGGGGCAAATGGTCAATGAACAAGGAGAGATGAGCAATGGACAATAACTACCACCGCACAGCGGACTGGCTGACAGCATGCGGCAAAGTGCCATCGGCTGAGGATGCATCAACACAGATCGGTTGCGACATTGAAGAGCAGGTCGAGTTTCTCGAGTGCCTGATGCTCAATCACGACGGCAACCAAGCCCTGCTGGATGACGCCATCCGCAACTTGAAGCGCATCGCGAAGGCATTGAAGTCTGGTTCTGACATGGCGTTTGTGGGTGAAGGTGATCGCGTCAATGCGCTCGACTCGCTGTGTGATCGCGAGGTGACTGGCAACGGCGTAGCCCACTTGCTCAGCTTCAACAAGCCCATGGCTGACCAAGCCGTGTTGGCATCCAACGAAGCGAAGCTGGTTGACGGAGAGCCTGTCATCCTCGAGGGCGGCAAGATCGGTAAGCCAGAGGGCTGGACACCACCTGACCTGTCAGAGTTTGTATGACCAAGGGGCCAAAGTTTGCACTCACCAAGTGGGGCGTTGGCCTCTACGTGGTGTTCATCATGTTCTTTGGTGGCGTGTTCTTGCTGTGGACCATATTCGACTGGCTCTGCAGCAGCAGCTCATCGCCTTGGTATCACGTGGCCGCATTCGGTGTGAGCATGACCGTGTGCTTGGTGTACGAATACTGGGCGGTGCGAATACTAGACTGGATAGCTGACAAGCTAGACGTCTAAAAAAAGGGACCCTTGGGTCCCTTTCTTATTTGTTGATCTCGTTGCCTTCGACGTCGAGACCTTCTTTCAATCGCTGGATTTTTAGCTTCTGCAAATCGCGTTCCTTCTCTGCATTCTCAGGCGTGATGGCGCCCTTGTTTTCGAGTCGGTTGATTCGCTTGACCTCGGCATCCAGACCTTGAATCAGCTTGCGGCGATCGGCTGCCTCAATCTTCTCGGACAAGTCCAAGTCGACCGGGCGAATCTTGATGCCAATGGTTTGCGCAATGGCGTACTTGGTTTGCACAGGCAGGCCGTCCTTGCCTACGCCGGTGTAGCCAAGCACTGGTTCGCCAACTTGGTTTGCGATCACGTTTAGTGCGCGGTCCCAGTGATAGTTGCCAACGGCAACCGCTGGGGTGAACTGTTGCCACAACCACTTGCCGCGTTTGGCCGAAGCCTCTGCGCTGGTGTCGTTCTTGTCGACGATCTCTTTGCCAAAGAACGGGTCCTTGTTCCACAGCATGGCGCCGATGGTGTTCAAGATCGGGCTGCTTGGCGTGAGCGGCTGAAGCAGTGGCACACCGCCGGCGTTGGATGTTGCGTCGAGCAAGTCGCCACCGGGGAAGATGCGACTGACGTCCAAGAACAGTGGCAGGTTGGTCACGTCATCCATGCCCATGCGGATCGCCTTGGGCGTACCCAATGTGGCGCTGGCGCCCTTCATCCATGGCGGCAGGTGGCTACGCTGGTCAGCCTCAAGCGCACGCGCGCGAGCGCGGAACTCGGGGTCTGTTACGTAACGGCGGATCACATCCCACCAGTCCTCGTCATCGCCACCACCAAGGCTTGCGGCCATGGCGTACATCATCGCGTTGACGGTGTACAAGGCGGCGGCCGGTGCGGCATAGCGCCACGGCTGCTCGAGGGCGGTCTGGGCTAGGGTTGGGATGACCTTGTAGGTGTAGCTGAAGAACGGCAGGGCATAGTCGCGCAGCTTGCGTGCACCACCCGGCAGGTCGTCGTAGGTGAAGATGTACTTCTGGGCATAGTCAACCGCATCATCGGAGCCTAGGCCGCGCTGACGGGCCTCACGGTATATCAGGTATCTGAAGAACAAATCCTCGGCCTCGTAGGCTTTTCCTGCGGGTTTGCGCAGCCAGAACGACAGGGCATTCCACACAGCCTCGACACCTTGGGCAGCCTTCGACTCACTGGCCTCGGCCAATACCTTGAGCTGGTCTGGCATGTTGTTGAGCAAGTCTGCCCGGTTGAACGTGCCGCCAAACAGGCCTGAATTCTTTGCCTCGTCGATCATGGGGTCGCCCTTGACCAAGTCCTTGATCGCGCCGATGTACTTGTGCGCATCCCAGTAGGACACGCCAGCGAAGTGGGCCATGGTCAGGTTGGACATCACGTTGTTGGCGTGAGAGACCGGGTTCAGTACGGTCTTACCCTCTTTCCACATACTCAAGCCCTTGAGGTAAATCTTCATCAGATCGCCCTGCATGGATGAGTCAAATGCAACGAGGTGGTCAAGCACCTCAGCCGGCACCCACTTGTTGGCCAGCTTGCCGTAGGTCTTCGCGTTCGTGCCCTCGACTGTGCTGTTGGGCACCTGCACGTAGCCCTCTTGCTCACGCTTGACGGCAACCGTGTTGGCGAGGTTTTCATACAAGCGGCCAAGTGCGATGTCGCGCTGGCTCTTGTTGTAGCCCATCACAAAGCGGAACATGGCGTCACGGATTTCGCCCATGTCGTCACGCTCTTCTCGGGTGTAGTCTCGCCACATCGTGATCTCGGTGTCGTTCTCAGCATCGAAGTCGTCGTCGCGAACTTCCCAACCCTCGTCGATCCACTCTTGCTGGTCCTCAACTGGCACGTTCTGAAACAGACCGCGGGCTTTGAGGCTTGAGCCGCTGATACCCTGCATGGTTTTCTTGCGGCCAAGCAATCCTTTGACGGCTTTCATCCACGCCTTGGTTTCGTCCTTGAGCTTTGACTCGTAGAAGCGTGGCAGGTACTTGCCATCCCATCGGCCGGCAGCGTCCTCGCTCAGCATACCCAAGCGCACCAGCTCAGCCGACTGCTCGGACATGATCGACTGCATCGACGCAGCCAGTTCGAGGATGTGCTTGGGTGGCTTTGCTCCGCGCTTGAGTTCACCCTCAATCACGTCGCTGATCATTTGACGCTCTTGATCCGACAGGTCTTTCATCTTGCCGGCAACCTCGACGGTGAGGTTCTGAGCCCTCTCAATTTCGACCTTCATCTTGCGCATGGCGCGAGACAAGTCTTGGCTGATAGGCTTGAGCTTGACCTTCTCGAGCACGGCGTTGGCCACGTCTGCGACGGCGCGATAAATCTTTGCACCACTTGCGAAGCGGAAGTTGCCAAGCTCATCGCGATCAAGAATCCAAGTCTGCGCAAAGCGAACCGGCGCAGGGGCGACAGACCCACGCTTGGCCATCATCATGTCGGCCGGGTGCTCGTAGCGCCAGTCAGCTGCCGCCTCGACAAAGCCCTCGTAATCCTGATCAACGAACTCGTCCACCGTCTTGTAGCCTGCGGCCTTGGCCTTTTGTTGCAGGTACTCTTGCTGGGCTTTGGCATCTTCTGACAGATTGATCGGTTCAGCTTTGTTGCTCTCACGAATGCTGACCCCACCCACGATGGAGTCGACACCATTCAACACGAGGAAAGCCTTCATCTCGGCCATGCCGACAATGGTCTGCTCCCCGTCCTTGGTGTTGAACTTGTAGGTGCAGCTCATCAGGCGCCCAGCTCTTGGTCAATGATGATCAAGCCGCACTTGTCGTCGCCAACCAGCTCGAGGCGAGCAAGCAGGTCACCGTACTCACCAACGCTAAGGCGTTGGATCTCGAGAAACTGCAGCAGGAATTGCTGAGTGATGCAATCAGCTTCGTCGTACCACTTCTCGTAGTTGTCCATCAACTCAACCTCTGTGTCGAACGCAACTTCAATTGCGTCCATCAGGCTGGTGGGTTTGTCGCGCATAGCTTCGACCATGGGAATGTTCGCGACAGAGCCACGGTCATTCATGTAGTCGGCCAGCTTCTGGTAGTGAGTCAGCTCATCAGCACTCTCGCCGGCAAAGAACTTTTGCGCACCAAAGAAACCCATGCGCTGCATGTGATTCGACAGATGCTTGTAAAGGTTGGACGCGAACAGCTCCGCGTGAACGGCCTTGTCCAGAATAGCTTGAGTTTCAGGCTTGAGAAAATTACGGGTTGCCATTTTGAATCCTTACTTGCAATTGATTTTGATGAGGCCGTCTTCTTCGAGCTGGCCGACGATGTCGTAGAAGTTCTCTTCGACGTTTTTGATTTCCGCGCTGAGCGGGTTATTTTCCACCTGCTCTTGCACGCGGGCAAGCTTCAGGCCACGAGCACCACGAAGGTCCGTGAACAACTTGGTCAACGAGAGTTGTAGTTGCTCAGATCCAGCCCGTCCTTGAACGCCGCCTTGAGTCCGTCGGTCACTTCCTTCGCTACCAAGTCCCGCTTGATCACCTCCTCTGGCGTCAGGATACGAGGCGGTTGTGGCTCGATATACGGTCTCCCCAATTCGTCCTTTTTGAAATTCACTTTCTGTCGCATTTTGTAACCTCTCTTTCAGTCCTGATTGTATCACAGGTGTGATGTCGCTCAGGTTTGCAATCTTTGCATTACCTTGACCGCGTGAGTTGTCAATCACGACAAGCTCAAACATTGGGTTGTCACCAAACTCTTCTTGTAGTTTTCTTACAACGGTGCTTGAGCCGGCGTGACCCTTGACCAATGCGTCAATGGTAACGGTGCGGCCCATGCGCTCTGCGCGAGTGAGCACGCCATTACGCAGAGCCTCGACTGGCTCACGGTACACGTACACAACAAGCGCCTTGTTTCCAGCGTTAATAGCCGTCTCAATATTGCGCTTGGCTTTATCGTAGCTGGACAGTGTGCCATCAAGAATCGTGTGCGACTTGCTTAATTTTTCAGCAACCAAATCGTCAGCAGTTGACTTGCCAGCGCCGCCGCCGCCAGCCATGAATGCAACGATGCCAGACTTGTTGTTTGCAATTCGACTGTCGAACATCGCCTGCGTCAAGAAGCTAGACGCCTCGTGCACCTCGGCAGCGCGGGAGCGATCAGCACGATACTCAGGCGACAGCTCGCGCACCATGTCGGTATCCAAGATGCGGCCGCCGTCTGTGCCTTTGAGGCTTTCGTACTCGCCAATGACCTGCTCTGGGTTGGCATTGATGCGTTCCTGCAGAGCTTGGCCAATTGAGCGGTTGCTGCGACGGATGTCTGGGTTGGTTTCATCGAACGTGCCGATGTTGCCGGTGGCAGATTTGATCTGGCTGGGGTCAAAAACAGCGAGGTTCTTGACGCCATTTTCAACAAGATGGAATCCGTCATGCCCAAGCGCTTTGATTGCGGCTTGTGCTTTTCGGTCTTCCATCGCTTCCCACCACCCACGCTTCATATCACCCAACAGGTAGCTAATGGATCGATCGGTATAACGATTGGCCTTTTCGTATGCCTCGAGCGATTTGATATGGCTGGGATTTTCAAAGTCGAAAGCGTTTTCTGCTTTCACATAGACGGGCATGATGTTTGGCTGACCGCCATTTTTGTCTAATGTTTCGAGGCTCCCCGTCGTGTAATTGCTGGCGAAGTCTGCCTTTGGGGTAAGGAAGATCATCCCGTTCTTTGGTGTGAACGAGCTAATTTCCTTGTCTGTGCCGTGGTACATGACCATCGGCTTGCCCTGAGCATCCACCACCTTGCTATCTCCGAACCAACGCTTGAATTCAGGCGTCTCGGTTTGAGCTGCGCGCTTGCTAAACATGAACGTAGAGCCGGCCTTCTCAAAAACTGCGTTGGCTGCATCAGCCTCGGTCTTGGCAACTCGTGCAGAGCCAAACTCCAGTTTGAATGATGGGGCTGCGGTGTTGAGTTTCGGGCGCACCTTGATGATGTCCATCATCTCTTGGCTTGTTGGCTTGCGCACCAAGTCATTGCCAGACTCTTGCGTGGTGATCTTCGGTGCAATCACTTGAGGCTTGCGCTTCAAGATTGTTTGCGTCTCTGCGCGGCCAATGGCTTTAACTGGGACGTCAGAGTTCAACACCACTGCAGTGCCTTGCTCGCGGTTGATGTAGCCGCGGTAGCCGGCATCAAGAATGGCGGACTCCATCTCGTTGGGCGTGCTTGGTAAACCGGCCATCGGATTGATGGATGGGTCGTACAGGTTGCTCAGGTTTGCGGTGTAGACGTTTGCGCCCAAGCCGATCTCGGCTTGAGGTATGCCACCCTCCATGGGTAGGTAGAAGTAGACGCGGCGCTTGATGCGCGGGTCGACTCCGGGCTGGGCCAAGCGTTGTTGCTCAGCGCCTTTGATGCCAGAACCAAAGCTGGTTCCAGACAGAACGCTCAGCCCTGCGCTTCGCCCGTAGTGGATTGCCCCTTCAACCTTCGCTGAGTCTCCCTTATCACGCCCAATGCTGGATCTTCCGATAGGTTCTGGAGATCCTGCACGCTTGCTGAGTTGGATGCCTCCGAGGGACTGCTTGAGCTTGGCGACTTCGGCGGGGTCGAGTCCGAGGTTTCGGATGTCCCCTGCGCTGAGGCTGGCAAGCTCTTGGATGCTGTCGTAAGCGCGTCGGACCACAGGTGCTGCGTTACCAACTCCTTGATCCCCTCCAACCTGTCCAGCGTTAGCGCCTTTGGCCCGTCCTTTTTCAGCACGCGATCCATTGCGTTGTTTGCGAGATTCTGCTGCTGCTGCGCGAACGTCTTCCACACCTCGTCCGGAAACACCTGTAGCACCCGATCTTGCATATCGCTCAATTGCTGTTGCTCGTTCATCATCATTACCTTTCCACTTCATGACCACCACATCTGGGTAGCCGTCGGATTCTTTCCAGCCGCCGTCTGCCCAAAACTTTTTCAGGTCAGCCATTTGGTTGGCATCGTAAAAGCTTGAGTCGAACGGGATTGAACCAATCGTCTCGAAGCCGAATTGGCTGTACATCTCAGGCAGGAAACCATCAGGGAAGCGCTTGCTCTTGACGGCGAACGCATCCAAGATGGTCGCGCCTTCTTGTATAGCTTTTGTGATGATAGCAGGAATCCCAACGCCCTGTGCACCAGTCTCGTTGTTGGTGACGGACACGACCTCGACCTCGTTATCCGAGACGCCATCGATCATGCCTTTGTACCAAGGCGCACCGCGCTTGAGACCGAAGAAAACTTGCAGCCCCTTGTCGCCGCCTTGCTTACCGAGTTGATACACGCTGAAGGACTTGTCCTTGATGCCAGCCTTGACTTGCTCGGGTGTGTACATGGTGAGCGCAGCAGCGCCTTCGTTGGCAGCGAGTGCGTCAACGAACTCTTGCACCGACACGCCGCCCTCTGCCTTGGTCTTGCCGGACACAAGCCAATTGTTGTTGGCCAAGGCGAGTGAAGCCTCGGCCTGTCGTGCAGACTTGATGGCCTTGTAGCCACCCTCCGATACGGACGCGGCGATCTCTGGCGTGATCTCTTGCACAGGCATGACGCGATCAAACGTGTACCACGCGCCGGCTTCTTTGTTGGCCAGCGTTGGAACCTTGTTCTCGAAGTAGTCGCGGTAGATCAGCTCATAGTTGATGCCCTTGGCCAGTTTGCCCACCACCTTGCCACGCAAGCCGAGCGGGTAGGAAGGATGCATCTTCGTACCCTCTTCACCGAGCTTGACTGTTGGGTTCTTTTTGTCAACCTCGATCACCAGCATGGCGTCGCCTTGACGATAGCCGGCGTACTCAGGATCGATGGTCTCGCGACGGAAGCGATCAAGGTTTGGCAGGCCGTGAATCTGTGCCTCTTTCTTTTCCAGAATCTTGGCCAGTGCACCGCGTTGATCAAACGACAAGCCATCGATGTACTCGATGATGTTGGGCGACTCGAAGCCAACGAAATCTGGCAGCGAGTTTTTGTTTGCCGGCGAGCGAACGATCTTGTCCAGCGCGCGCAAGTTCTTGACGCTGATGCGCTTGTCTTTGAGATACGCCTCGACGGTTTGAATGTACGCCTGAGAGATGGTTGCGTTTGTCAGGTGACTGTTGTTGTTCATCGCGTGCACGATGATGTAGTCACTATCGCCAACGACCTTCATGATCTTGGTCAGCGTAGCACCGCCACGCACAGCCCAGATCACGTTGCTTCTTACGTTTGCCGGCAAGGCCACAAAGTTTGGACCGCCCATCATTTCGATGGGGAACTCGAGCTGGCTGCCATCGATGCCGGTGTAACTCACGCCCGCGTCAGTCAAGTCGGCCTTGATGCCAAACACGCGTTTGCCCAAGAGGTCTTTGAACTGAACCGTTGGCAGCTTCACCAGATCGCGCGAACGCGCAGAGTACATGACGCCATCAACAATGGCTTCAGTCTTTGCCACAGGTCCAGACAATGGCACAACATGCTTGGCAGACTCGGTGATGGACTTGTTGTTGATTGCCTCAGCGTATGCCGTAGTCAACAAGTCGCGCGCCTTCTCTACATCTTTTATGTATTTGGAGACGAAGTCCTCGCCGTACTGTTTGCGTGCGCCGGCGACGATCTCATTGAGCTTTGACAAGATGTGCTTTGCAACCTCGGCAAAATCCTTGTTGCCCATCTTGGCGCGCAGCTGTTCCCAGAAGTCGGCGCGCTTAGAGATTGCCTGCACCATGAATGCGGGGATCTCTTCATCGAGCTGGTCTTCTGTGTAATTGAACTCGCGAGAGAACTCTGCGCGCATGTCTTCTTTGAACAAAGAATTCAGGGCGGTGTTCAGCTTTACGCGACTCTCTTGTGGTAGACCGTGGTGAGCCTCGTGCATCACGACGAACAGTGGCGAGTCCTCTGCCTCGTTGTCCACGAAGATGTTCTTGCCACCAAGTTTGTCGATCATGCCGTTGGGCATGGACGCCTTGTTGCCAGACTCGTAGCGAACCACGGTAAGCGTCTTGCCAAGCAAGTTGGCCACAGCGCTTGCCGCCTTCTGCGAATCGTTCATCTCAACCTGTGGCACTGGTGCGATCTCGACGTTGTCTTTGATCAGCTCCTTGCGCACCGAGCTGATGACTCGCATCGATGCCTGTGGTGCGAGCTTCAGTCCGGCAAGTTCAACACTCGGCACATTGGCCGCTGTGGTTGCTGCAGTTGTTGCTGGTCCAAAGGCTGGTGCTTGCTGTCCTTCTTGCGCTGCTTGGATGGCTTCAGTGGTTTGAGTGCCAAGGTTTGCTCCTGTTGCTGTTGTTGAACTTGGGAATTCTTTGATGGCATCAATCAACTCCGATGCTGGTGCGTTGAGCTTGATGACATTGACGGGCTCGCCGCTCTCAAGCTTGGCCATCCACTGGTGGTGGCCGTCGATCACGCGGTTGTCAGAAGACACGAGAATGGCGCGGTCAGTGCCGCGATTCTCTTTGGCCATCTCAACCTTTGCCGGCGAGAACTCAGCCTGCGTTGGCTTGAGTGTTGACGGGTCGACAGACTCTTGCTCGCTGGTGATGCCGCGCGCATTGAGAAAGTTGACCATTGCACCGCGGTGCTCGGACTTGACCTGCGGCATGTCCGCGCGCGGGATGCCTAGGCTGCCAGACTCTGGTGAGAATGCAGTCCAGTCTTTGTTGATCTTCTCGCCGACGACAGCCTGCGCCGCCTCTGGCTTTGTCTCGTAGCCGGCAAGGCGGTACTTACCGTTTGGCAGCTCATCGACTTGCCATTGCAGATCAGGGAACATGCGCTGACGACCGGGCAAAGCCTGCTCAGCATCGGGCTTGGTGACGTAGCCATCGCCACGTCGACCGTACCACTCTTGCTTCAGAGCGGTTGGCTGTTCGCCGGTTGCTGCTCCAGCAGCTGCAACCTGTCCACCGCCGAGTTGAGTTGCGGCGGTAGCGGGAGCCACTGCCCCGGCGGCACGAGATACGCTAGGTCCTGCAGCGCCCACGCCTCCGCCAAGCTCAGTGCCCCCGACTGCACCGCCAGTGACATTCGTGGTTCCAGTTGTGCTTGGTACGCCGACATTGGTTGTCCCCAGTCGTAGCTTGTCAAGACCGAACTGCTGTTCAGTCTGCGGGTTGATTTGAACCTCGGCCAATGGATTGACCGGGGTTATGGACGGGGCTGCCATGGGCACAGGCACAACAACGTCAACCAGACCAGCGGCCTTTGTTGGGCTGTCGGCAGGGGTGAAGTTGGTCAGCTGTGTAGGCTTGCGCTCAGGCACGAGGAAACCACGTTCCTTGGCCATTTGTTCAGCGGTTGATACCTCGGGTGCGGGTTGCTCGAACGGGCGCTCGTTGGCCCCGCCAAGGGTTGCCGCGACCTGCGGCGTGCTCATCATCGTGCCGGTCAAGCCGCCAACCAAAGCAGACTCAGCCACATCTTTGTTGATGTCGATGTCCTTGCCTTGCAAATACTTGTCGAGCACGTTGCCGCCGTACTGAGCGGCCGTCTCCTCGATGGCATTGGTCAGGGTGTTGGCAGTGACCTGAGCACCAGCCTGCAAAATGCGTTGGCCAGCAATGGCCAAGATTGCATTCTGCTTTGGCACTGGCATGCCCTTGAAGATTTCACCCACCTTGTCAAACACGCCAAGCGGAAGCTTCTCGGTTGCGTACTCAATCGCACCCTTCATCATGGCCACGCGAGAGTCGTCGCCCTGCGCAAAGCTTTGGCCGGCTGCAGTGCCAGACATCGATAGCAGCATGCCACCGCGCAAGGCTGGTGAGAATGCGCCAATCAATTGCTGCGCAACCTGCGGCGAGTTGGCCGCCAGCTTTGACATCAGCCACGGAGAAAATTCTTCACGATTCCACGCACCGGTCATTGACTTCTTGCCGATTGCAGGCATGAAGTCGCTTGCTGATTTGTCCAGATACTCAGTACCGAACATGTTGCCAACGCGCTTCATTGGCTCGAAGCCGGCAACCTTGAGCACAGGATCGATCACCGTCTTGTTGAAGACGTCGGCAGCTACGGTTGGAATGTTGATGTTGCCAGCCAGCATGCTGGCGGCGCCAGAAGCGACACTGCCAAGCAGTGGGTTCGCTTCGGCAAATTGCTGACGACCCAAGCGTGCTGCGTCTTCTGCTTCGCGCTCCTTGTTGACTGCGAGTTCAGCAAACGTTGGCACGTTCTGCTCAGCCAAACCGGCAGCAGCTTTTTGAACGGGCAAGGTGGCTGGCTCTTTGAGCATGCCGCTGCGCAGCAAGTCAGCCTTGGCGGCAGTCTCTTTGCTGATTGGACCAGCGCCCAGCGACAGACGCTGGTTGACGTTGGCCTGCTCTTGTTGCGGGGTGGGCGCCTGAGTTTCGAGCACACTCTTGTACTCGGGGATCACTGCATCTTTGATGCGCTGGATGATTCCTTTTTCTGCAGGCTTTTCAACGGGTGCAGGCGCAGCCTCTGGCAGCTTGGTCGACGATAGGAATTGCGATCTCGCAACCTCCAAGTCTTCGGTCGGCACGCGTGGTGCGACAACTGAATCGAAGTATTGTGTGCGCGCCTCTTCTTGTTGTTCAAGAGAGAGGGCCCGGAATGCGGAACTCCCCGCTACGTCGGACCAAGCTTTTGACATGATTATTTATTTCCAAAGGTTGCTGTAGTCTGCACCGCCTGCTGATGCTGCATTATCACCTGCGGCCTTTGGTTTCTTGCGATAGTTCTGCCACTCAGACAATGTGCTGTTGTACTCATCAAGTTTCGTTTGGGTTGCAGAATCAATTTTGTTTTGCTTCTTCAAACGAGCAACTGTTTCAGGCACGTCTTTTGTTGGCACGCCCAAGTGCAGAGCAAGAGACTTCTCGGCGGCCTTGGCTGTGCGCTCAAGGTCGACACCAGTGATTGGCTTCTCGCCACCACCGCCGCCACCAGCTGGCTTGTTGGCCTTGGTTGTTGCGGCGTCCGCAGTCTGCTGGCGAATTGGCAGCAAGGCTTGGAACTCTTTGGAGCGGCGCTCTTCAGCGGCTTCGCTACGCTTGACTGCGTTCTCTTCCTTGATCTCTTTGAGCACGCTGTCGCGCTCTTTCGAGTAGGCTTCAATCACAGACGAGTGCGCACCAATTGCAAGAGCAGCCTCGGCGCGGTCGCTAGACGCGCGCAGGCGAGGGTCCATCTTGTCGGCGCCAATCAAGCCTGCCTTCTCGTAGATGGCCTTGTACTGTGGGTTGTCCTGAACCAGCTTCTGGATTTCCTCTTTGGACATCTCAGGCGATTCGCCGGCAACCATTGAGCCGTACTTGTCGATCTCCCCAGCAACGCGGCGAGCAGGCGCCTCTGCGGCGCGCTGTTGAACTTGCTCAGACTCAGCGATGACGCGCTGCTTGAGTGCCTCTTCAGTGCGAGTTTTTCGCTCCTCTGCGCGGCGCTCGCGATCTTCATCGCGCTGCTGCTGCATCTCAAACTCTGCGCCCTTCATCATGCCGCCAGCATAGGCCGCACCCGCGTCGGCAATGCCTTTGCCGATACCACCCAAGATAAGACCCATGCCCATGATCAGGCTCCTTGTTGTGCTTGCTCAAAGACCTTTGGATCGATCTGATCCATGGACTGTTGGAGCTGTGTTGTGTCCACGCCGTTCTCACCCAAGTAGCGCAGCAACATTTGCTTAAACGCATCGCCAATCTGTGGTGCTGTCAACTCGATGCCGGCAGCCTCAGCGATGTCGCCGACTTCTTTCAAGATGCTGATGGCCAGCAGCATGATCAAGTCATCGGGCACTTCGCCGTTGGTGCGCTCGTCAACCACAGAGACCATCTCGTAGGAGATGTCAGCAATGGCTTGGACGGGGTCTTGCGCAGACTTAATCTGCTTGGCCACATCCTTGGCTGCCTGACCTTTGTACAGGGCCTCCATGGCCATCTTCAGCGCGTCGATGAATGCAGGGTTCTCGGTGTCGGGTTCGCCGCTTGTGTCACCCTTCTCAGGCGCTTCGCCTTCCATGCCCTCGTGCTGAGGCGAGCCGTCTGGGCCCATGCCCTCGACGGGTTCTTTCTCGTTGGTCTCGTCACCTTCCGATGGACCCATCATTTTGTTTTGAATTAAGCCAGCCATGATGAGTCCTTTCAGCCGCGGTAGTAAGCGGGGTTGTAAACGGGGAAGTTGTTGTTTGTCACTGGCTGTGCGTACTGCATGCCGCGTGCGACCAAGCCAGTTTGTGGGTTGTTGCGTGCGTCAAACTCAGCCTTGCGCTGGGCGCTGATTCGCTGAGCCTCAGCCATGGCGTCGTACTGCGCAGTGGGGGCTGCGCCCGTGGTGGCTGCAGTTGGGCTGGCGTTGTCAGCAAAAATCTTGGCGCCTGCGTTTGCGTTGTAGCGATCGCGCGCAGCGGCGGCTTGATCGAGTTCAAACTGACGCTGATCTTGCAGGGCCTTGCCTTGCATAGCGCCGCCAATCAAAGCGGAGCCGGCTTGAATCTTGGCTGCACCCATGATGCCTTCGCCAACACCCATGCCGCCAGCGACGGGTGGTGTTGTGGGTGGTGTCAATGGACCACCGACAGGGGGTGTTGTTGGGGGAGTGACTGGAGGTGTCAACGGGGGAACCATCGATCCGGCGTTGGCCATCTGACCTTGAAAGCCAGAACTCAAAGAGCTGCCGGCCTGAGACAGGTTGCCGCTAACAGCTTGGCCCCACGCCGTAGACAGGCTGCTTGCGGCGTTGGATACACCCGCGCCAGCCCCTTGTAAAAAGCCACTTAGACCGGAGCCCGCCGGCGCACCAAAGCCGCCCGACAGGGCAGCACCTCCGAAGTAAATTGCAGCCGCCAACATAGCGACCTTGCCAATCTTGGAGGAGGTGATTTGCTGCAGCACTCCGCCAACGCCGCTGGCCACGGATTTCGTCACGGATGTGACGGCCTTTACTGCACCGCTGACCACGTTGCTCACGCTACGCGCCACGCTGGAAACTGCTTTACTCATAATCAAACTCCTCGTACATAGGTTAGGGTGGTGGACTCGCGACCGAACCCAACCCGTTTAAGAAAACCGACGAGCCGCGGATCAACACCGGGCTCCAAAGAAACAATGCCAAGCTTGATGGCTGAGCGCGACTTGATCCACTTGGCCAGCTCACGCATGAGCGGCAGGCATGCACCGGGCACGCGCGTGTAGAACAACAGGACTGAGCACTGCATGCGCTCAAACCAAAATCCCTGCTGCACGCACGCAGCCACAGCCGCAACCACCACACCGTCATCATCCTCGGCAACCCACATAAAGTGAGCTGGGTTGAGGCAAACCTTTGCCGTATCCGCCATGGCCGCACGATCAATCTTGACGTCAATCGGGTCATTCGACACCGACTCCACCGCGATGTCAACAATCGCGGGGATGTCTTGAAGTTTGGCCTTGCGGAAAATCATGCGAGTGTTGGTACTGTGATCTTGTTGATGGTCGTGCCGTAGAACTTCTCAGCCCAAGCGATCTGCGCGTTTGCGTAAGTGGCCAAGTTTGCAATCGATGTTTGCTTCGCCGCCGCAGTCATGTTGCCGTCAGCAAGAATTGCGTTCACACCGTTCATGGTTGTGTTGGCAATGTTGGCAGCAAACTGCGTTGGCACTTGCGCTTGGCTGGCCTTGATCTGCAAACCCAGCTTGTCGAGTTCAGCCTGATTCTGCGAGAGCTGGCGCTGGTCGAGCTTCAATTGCTCGACGTCAAACTGGCTCGACTTCAAAGCAAGCTCTTGGTCGAATCGGTTTGTGATGCCCTCTTGCTCGAGCTTTTTCATTGCCTCTTGCGAAGCAATGTCGCGCGCCTGACGGAAGTCCATGCCAGACTCTTGCAGCTTTTGCGTCTGAGCAGCGAAGTCGTTTTGAATCTGCTGCTGCTTGGCGGTGAAGTCTTGCTGCGTGGTTTGCATCAAGGTTTGTTGCGAGCGGTCCAGCGCAGCCTGTGCACCAGAGAAATCTTGCTGAGCCTTTTGCAGCGCTTGCTGTGCGCCGATACTCTTGTCGGTAAGGGCGACTTGCTGCGCGCGGTCCAGTGCAGCCTGAGCTGACTGGAAGTTTTGTTGCAGCCCGGTTTGCGCAGCAGTGAAAGTCTGCTGTCCAGTTTGCAGGGCAGTCTGTTGTTGGCGCTCGAGTTCGGCCTGCTGGGCGGTGAACGATTGCTGAGACTTGTTTTGCTCGGCGACAAAGGCTTGCTGACCTGTCTGCAGCGCGGCGGTGTTGCCGGCGTTTGCATTGAACTGGCCGGACGTGTTTGTTGCAGCCATGTTTTCACTGGCTGCTTGGTTGTAGGCGTTGGCGTCTTGTGCCCCGATCTGGATTGCCTTGTCGGTCATGGCCGCCACACCTGCGCCAGCGTTCATGGAGCTGTTCACCAAACCGCGTTGAGCCATCTGTTGTGTGGCCAGTGTACGGGCGCGCTGCATGAGCGGGTTGTCCGTGGCCAAGATGCTGTTGACCTGACCTTGCACGGTGCCCGTGGGCTGGTCAATCTGGCGGGTGGTGGGGGCGTATGAACTGACGGTGTTCGCTGCAGGTGCGGCGGCCGTGGTCACGTTGTTTGCTGGCGCTGTGGTAAGCGTAGCGTCAGGGATTGGTGTTGGCGATCCGGACTGGATGGCGGAGCCCACAATGCCAGTGTTTGTGGCCGACGCCTGCTGTGTGTCAAATGGATTTTGTACAGTGGTAGCCATGTCGGCCTTTCAAGCAAAGCACCCCGCCAAGCGGGGTAAGTCCGGCCGTGCGCAAGACGCAATTAGCCGGAGTGGATTCTAGATGAATTGACGAGGTCAAGCAAATCATGCTAGGACCTGACCAACTTCGAACACGTTCATGGCCAAAGCGGTGTGGCGCACCCGGTCGTCAAGGCCGATTGTCCCGCCGTTGATCTTCTTGGTGAGTGCAACCCAGTCGCCGGCCTCGGCCAAGCGGTTGCAGTCATGTGTCGCCCAGAACCAACCGGCCGTTAGGGCAGCATGTTTTGGCTGGCGCACGAGGTCTGGGTTCATGACGAAGTCCACGCCGCACGCCTTGCCGGCGTGGTAGAAGTTGTCGTGCCCGGTGAGCTGGAGCCAACCCGAGCCGCGGAAACGAAAGCCGTCACCGCTCGCCTCGTCACGGTTTCCCATACGGTTCGCGTAAACGTAGTTGGCCAAAGCCTTCGGGTTGCGGGCGTACTTGTTGGCGATCTCCATGGTGGGAAATCGCTTTGGCCAAATCTTCATCAGGCGGTCGGCTGCGTAGCTGAGGCCCTCCTCAAGCTTGGTGAAGTTGCCGCACTCGTGGCCGCATTGACCGAGGAACGCAGCCTGCTGTCGTGGCGTCTTGATACCCCAGCGGTCGAACGTCTCGTTGAAGACGGGCGCCAGCTCAGGGTTGATGTGCAATCTTTTGAGTTGTTCAGCGGTCAACATTCACTTGGCTCCTGACTGAGTTGTAGGCGTCGATACAGGCGTTGAGCTGGGTGATTGCCCGGTCTCCGTCGGCTGCGATTTGAGCAATAAGTTGGAGAGTCTCTCGGTCAGATTCGCTTCCTGCTTGACTATTCCCGCCGGCAGTGGTGGGACCTGCACTGGCTTGTACGCAACTTGAGGAGGGGAGGCGCACCCGGCCAGCACTGATAGCACGGTCAAGAGCAGACTGTTTTTGATTGATTGCATCATTGGCTTCTTTCAGTTCGTTGGACGTGTTGTTGAGTTGCTCGCCAAGCTTTTGCTCTCGCGCGCGTGACTCTTCGTTCTTGATCGCGATCTCACTTTGCATCTCAGCATCACGCTCGCTCCAGCCCTTGCTGAATCCGAAGCGGTAGATGCCAAAGATGACAAGCAAGGTCACCAGCACTGTGATGGCGGTGCGGTTCATCACTGCTCCTTGGCGGCGGCCGCGCGCTCGTAAGCGATCTCTTCGCGCTCAGGGTGCAGGAACTCTGGCGGTGTAACGGGTGGAGGTGGTGCGCGCCACTCCTCGTCGAACTGTACGGGCGCAGAACCCATCCAATTGAAGTCGGGCATACCCGAGGCGGGGGTCGCAGGTGCAGGCGCTTGTGGGGCTGCTGGCGGCGGCGTGTTGGGCGGGATGCCAAGCGATGGGGCGATCTTCTCTGCAACAGCTTGCGACGCCTTGTTCACGGCGAACATGCTGATGATGGTGGTGATCGAGCTGGCCATGATGAGCACGATGTCGTTGAGCATCTTGGTGAATGCCTGATCGATCGGCGACATGGACTTCATTGGCTGGCCAACGAACATGATCGAGTACAGGAACGAACTTACGATGCCGCCGAAGACAAACATCAAGATGACCACGACAACAGCCCACACGCAAACCTGAATGAGCTTGACTAGGTCGTCGACTGATTTGATTTCAAGGTGCTTCATTTAGATGGCTCCGATGCTGCAGACGCTGGTTGTTGAATCTGCTTCTCGAGCACTGGTGCAACGAGGTAGTCAGGACAGTCTTGTGTGAACAAGCAGTCAGGACGCTGACAGCGCTTGGCACTGAAGTTCTTTGGGTCTTGGCAGAAGTATCGATAGCGGTCTTCACAACCAGCCAGCACGAACGCGATGACCACGGCAAACAGAATCAACCACTTCATTGTTTATCCTTCAAACAGATTTCCAAATCACGCTTTGCTCTTTCGTATTTGATGAACGCCACTTGCTTGTGCTCCTTGATCATCCAATACGAAAAACCAATCTCAAGTGCGAACAACAAAATCACCAGAGCGATTGCAATTTTTACCAACATCAAAAGCCCCAGAGAAGTTGCCGGTGGTACAACATCCACGTTGATACCGCGTACAAAAAACCGCACACAAAAATGATGGCGAAGAATATCGCGAGATACATGTGCAGGTTTTTCCTGCGCCGCTCTCGTTTGAACTCAGCCAACAGTCTCGCCCGCTCTTCTTTTTTTTCGTGCTCATCCCAAGCAATCTTTTGGTCAGCCTCGATCTGCTCGCGCATCTCAGAGAACTGGGTCCAAAGATCACCCAACTCAGCTGGCGCATTCCACGTCATCTCGGTTCGAATGTCTGCGTGCATCTGCCGCAGCTTGGTTCGAATCATGATGCGCTTGAGCGCCATCTTCTTCAGCGATACGTCCTTGCTTTGCAGCTTCTTGGACTCACGCTCTTGCTCCCAGAAAAGTTCTTCGAGTCGGTCGTAGGCATCGAACATTGCACCAAGGTTGTCGCCAATCTTGAATAGCACTTCGTCCGGGTTGGACTTCGATACCTCCTCGACTCTCTTCTTCTCTTCTTGAATCTTCTCGGCTTGCGCCTTCGAGACTTTCTTGCCAGCGAACTGGCCGTTGATCTCGTTGTAGATTTGCTGAACGTTACCGGCTACTCCCTTGACTTCCTTGTACAGCGCGCACCCGTCCTTGACGAGTTGGAATGCTGTAGTCGCAGCGAATAGCGCAGTCCCTATCGGCACATCACTTCACCACTACACCGATACCGAACTTTGCGGATATGCCAAGCACAACCAAGCCGCACAGTATGGTGACAATCGCCCACGCCCCACGCTTGGCAATGTCAAGCTTGAGAGCTTGCCAGAATTCAGTCTGCGCTTTGGCAGACTCAATCAAGGCTTCGTGGTATTTGCGGTGACCCTCATAGTCAACTTCGTCATCTTTGTTCTTTGGAAACGCACCAGACATGTGGTGCATTTGCTCAAGAATGAGATCGAGCTTTCGCTCGATGTTCATTTCCGATGGCGTTTCTTTTCGATCACCTTGGTCATCAGTGAACATGGCTGTCCTTATGCGGCGGCAGCAATCAGTGCACTGATGTCAGTGTCGCCCCACCAAGGTTTTGCAACCATGATGGAAAGGTGCTCTTTGTTACGAGCCACTGTGTCAACCCATTCAGCATCTTCCATACCTTCAGGTTGACCTGCGTTGATGAGGTTTACGCTGTCCATCGCTGCACTGTAGTGGCGTGCGATCTCTTCAGCTGTGGGTTGTTCCACTTGGGGTTGAGTTTGTTCAGTCATTTTTAGTTTCCTTTCAGGGTTGCAAGTTCGGCTTTCACCGAGTCGAGTTCAGATTTCAATTCCTTGATTGCGTTAATCATGTACCACTTCATGTTATCGGCACTCACGGCGTGAACGCCAGTTGATTCAGTGTGAACACAATCTGGTAAAACTTCAGCCAATTCTTGTGCAATCACACCCAGTTGGACGCCTTTCAATTCAACCGCATCAATCGGCTTGAGCTCTGGATCAACTTCTTCCGGAAGGCGGTATTCAAAGTTGCGAACACGAATGCCCATGATTTTTTCAAGACCAACATTGTTGTCAACAATATTTTTCTTAAGTCTACGGTCGGATGTGGTGCTCCAAGTGGTTGTGTTTCCACCGTTGTAAATGCTACCGCCATCAGCCGTAATAAATGCCGTCGCCGCACCTTTACCAGTTTTGGTGACGTTGCTGGACGTGATAACCATCTCGTAACCAACAGACGCACTGGATGGCGTTGCATACGATCCGATATAAACACCCCAATAGCCGCTGGTAAGACCCGGCGCAGAACCTTGACCAATACAGATGTTGTAGTTGCCTGTTGTGACATCCTTACCCGCTTGGTAACCAAGTAAAGTGTGGCCAACACCAGTGGTATTGGCATACCCAGCCTGATAACCCACAGCAGTGTTGTTAGAGGCTGTGGTGTTGGACTTCAAAGCACTAGTACCTACAGCAACGTTGTAAGAGCCAGTTGTGTTGTTGTACAGTGCAGCATCTACTCCGCTATTGGTGTCATAGCTACCAAGGGCCGTGTTATCTGCACCAGTGGTGTTGTAGTACAAAGCCAAAGTGCCAACAGCCAAGTTACCAGCGCCAGTGGTGTTGCTAAACCCAGCCAAAGAACCAATGGCTGTAATTACTTGAGTTGTTGTGTTGTACGCTGCTCTATAGCCGAGCGCAGTGCTGTAGTTAGAGGTAGTTGCAGAATATAGCGACTGATAACCGAGTGATGCGTTGTATGTACCCGTTGTATTGGAATACATTGCTTGATAACCAACGGCAGTGTTGTTGGATGCTGTTGTGTTGGCCCCCAAAGAGAAATATCCCAGCGCAGTATTGTAATTTCCAGTGGTATTACTTACAAGCGCGTCAGTTCCAAATGCCGAGTTCTGAATGCCGCTTGTGTTTGTATACAACGCAGCGTAACCAACAGCAGTGTTGCTATCCCCTGTGTTTGAACGTAGTGCCTGCATACCAACCGCAGTGATATTTGCACCCGTTACGTTCGAATACCCCGCTTGATAGCCGACAGCAGTGTTGTTTGAGGCTGATGTGTTATTTGCCAGCGCCGAATGACCAACGCCAACGTTGTTGCTACCAGTAACCGTGGTAAGTGCATAGTTGCCCAAGGCGACGTTGTTTGATGGAGTACCCGGCACGCTGTTGTAGTACATGGCTTGATAGCCAATAGCCACGTTGTTGTTGGCGGCACCTCCCATGTTGTACATGGTTTGGTGACCAATACCGATGTTGTACGAACCTGTGCCGATTCCAGACAGCGCAAGATCAGCAATACCTACGTTGTACGAACCTGTGCTGTTGCCAGACAAAGCGGCATTACCAAGGGCGACGTTGCTAGCTCCAGTAGTGTTGGCTTGCAAGGTGTAATAACCCACAGCAGTCACACTACCAGTTGAAGTGTTGACCCCAGAGTGCCAGCCAATTGCTACGCTACTGTTGCCATTGGTGGTTACTGAGCTTAATGCGCCAGAGCCAATGGCAACTTGACGACTGCCAGTTGTATTAGACTGCAAAGCGCCATAGCCGACCGCTACGTTTTCGTTGGCAGTTGTGTTGGATAACAGCGCAACATTACCAAGTGCCACGTTTCCTGTGCCCGTCGTGTTTGCGTACGCAGCTTGGTATCCGACCGCAGTGTTATTAGAGGCTGTGGTGTTGGATACAAGCGACTGATAGCCGAGCGCCGTGTTGTTAGCGCCAGTAGTCAAAGCAGCGCCAGAAAGACTGCCAATGGCAGTGTTGTATGCACCACTTGCGTTGGCTGTTGTGTTTGGCCCAGACGCATAACCAAGGAATGTGTTGTGGATACCTGTTGCATCGTAGTAGCCAGATTGGTAGCCAAGGTACGTGTTAAATGCGTTTGCGCTCACTACAGCGTTGGTGTAGCCCGCTTGATAACCAACAGCAGTAACTCGTGAGCCAGTAGCATTTGTGTAAAGCGACTGGTAACCAACAGCAGTATTGGTTGAAGCTGTAGTGTTGGATGCAAGGGCAGCAGAACCAAGTGCTGTGTTGTAGTTACCTGTTGTATTATTTTGAAGCGTTTGAGTACCAAACCCGTTGTTATACGAACCCGTTGTGGTGGATTGAACAGAATTTACGCCTGTTGCCGTGTTATACCCACCAGTTGTGTTTGATTGCAATGCTTGATAACCAAGCCCAGTATTAAGCCCAGCACCACTATTCGACCCCGCCAAGGCACTAGCACCAACAGCAGTGTTGGTTGCCACACCACCAGCGCCGCGACCTACTGAGACACCGTTCACACCAAGAATTGCGCCATCAAACGTCAGCGCAGAACCAGTGGTCAGCACCTTAGAGCCGTTGAGATAGGAAACACCGTTGGCAGTACCTGCGGAGAGGGTGACGGAGCCACCGAGGGTGGTAGCGCCTGTTACGTTGATGCTGGCAACCGTTCCACCAATTGTGGATGCAGATACCCAAGCGCTGCCGTTATACACGCGCATCTCTGGGGTTGCGGTGTTGAAATACAAGTCACCAATGGTGACTGCAGCTCCCAATGGATCGAGTGCTGGGTTTGTAGCAAGTGGTCCGTAATACTGACTGACGAAAGAATTGAGCGAGCTGAGCGCAGACGTTGCGCTACTAGCTGCGGCAGTTGCACTGCTTGATGCGCTTGATGCGCTTGTCGATGCGCTAGACGCGCTTGCTGCTGCGTTTGTGGCGCTGGTTGATGCGGCGCTTGCCGAAGCTGCTGCAGCGTTTTGGCTGACCAGTGCGGCAGCAGCAGAGGCTGCAGCGCTTGCAGTTGAGCCAAACAGTGTGGTGACGTATATCAGGCGGACGGCGTCGTTGTCAGTGGTTGGTGCGGCGAGGCCGGTCACCTTGTTGCCGCCCATTGCGATGTCGCCAGTCATTGTGCCGCCGGCCAAGTTCAGCTTGGCGGCCAAGCTTGTGTCCATCTGCGTCTTGGTGTAGGCGTCAGTGATGCCGTAACCAGACAAGGTGGTTGGGTTCGTGCCCGCGGTCACGCGACCGTAGACGTCGACTGTCAACAGCGAATAATTACCAGCGGTAACACCGGTGGTGGCCAAGTCAATGTTATCTGAGTTGACGACGATGCGAGCCGAGCTTGCTGTGCCGACGTCGAGCGTGTTGCCGGTCTTTGTCAGACCTGCGCCGGGGTTGATCTGGCCAGCGCCAGAGAACTGCACCCAAGTGACAGCTGTCGATCCCAGCGTGCCGCCGGCAGCCACAGTACAGGTGTAGCCGTTGTTGCCGTTGGTCGTACCTTGCTCAACGAACACGAAAGCAGAGACAAGCTCGGCCCATGTGTCAGCGTCAGTGGTGCGGGTCCATGTGCTGGCCGACACCAAGTAGATGCCGTTGTTGGCGGCGGTCGATTGATCCTTGACCAGTACGCGGTCGCCAACGCTCAGCGCGATGCCGTCGACGGTCTGGGTTCCAGACAGTGTGATGTTGGCGGTGGTGGCAACGCGCACGGATGCCTTGGCATCCAGACCCTGCACGGCGGTGTCGACGTAGGCTTTGGTAGCCGCGTCTTGCGCAGCCGTTGGATCACCCAGTCCGGTGATCTTGTTCGTGCCCATGGCGATTGCGCCAGACATCGTGCCGCCAGCAAGGTTCAGCTTCAGCGCTAAACCGGTGTCGACGTAGCTCTTTGTCGTAGCGTCGCTTGATGCGGATGGTGCAGACAGGCCAGTGACAACCGCGCCGGTGACGGTGCCACCGCTGATGGTCTTGTTGGTCAGGGTTTGAGTGTCGGTCGTGCCAACGATTGCACCACTTGGGCCAGCGATGTTTTCCCACACGGTGTTCGCAGAGTTGCGACGCAGCATGTTGTTGGCCGCAACGGAAGTGATCAGCACGTCATGCAACTCATCCAGCTCGAAGCCGTTGTTGATGTTGACGTAGATCATGCCTTGCGTAGCGTGTGAGCGAACGCACCATCCCAAGATCACGGTATGGTTTGGGGCAACTGGTCGAGTTGTCGTGATTCCTCCGGCAACTGTTGGCGACAAATACAAAATTGCGCCTTCTGTAAATGCAGATGTGTCGACCTGTCGGATCAAGCCAAACGTGGTGGCGAAACCTTCACCATGAGAGGCGGCTGGCTCTGTCATGATGGCAATCGTGGATGCAGAGTTTGCATCGCTGTCGCCCTTGGCCAGATCGGCGGTAAGGCGAGTACCTGACGAGCCGGTGATCTTCACAACCTGCATATCAACGAAGCCTGTTGCGGTCTCGTTGTAGATTCGAACGTTTTGCTCTTGACCAAGTTGCAGCGTGACGTTGCCACCCTTAAGGCCAAGGTCAAGCGTGCCGTCTGTGTCGTTCCATGTCAATCGGCCCACGGCGCCAGCAGCGATTGCTGTGGTGCTGAAGTCGACGTTCATCAACTTTGGGTCTGCGATCATCGCCGAGCCATCGGCGTTAATGCCGACAACCTTGTAACCGTTACCTGCCAACGTTGGCAGCTTGTTGAAACCTGCAGTGACGAGGTCCAACTCCGCGCGCAAAGCAGCCGACGAGCCGGCAGAGTTTGGTGCGGGGTACGTATTGTGGTTGTAGAAACTGTTTGACATTATCGAAGTCCTCGTCGCATTGAATAGTGAACAATGACGCTGTTCACCGTAAAAGGTTTAATGATTGCCGACACCGATGAGAGCTGGATCGCCAAGTTCTCGGCAGTACCCATCACCTCAATCTCCGAAGGCGCAATGTCGCGTCCGTCCCAAACAAAGTTGTCCCACGTCATCTCGTCCCAGTAGCTTGATCGCAAGTCGTTCGTGTAGACAGCACCGGATGCCTGCTCAAGCTCGACTGAGCGATAGCCCAGATCGTAGCCAAAAGCGATCTCGGCATACGAGTCACCAGTCATCTCGACGCTGGCCTTACGGTAGCGCTTTAATATGCGTGGCGACTTGATGCTGTTGTAGACCAAATTGATGTTTGCAGGGATGGCGGCGCCATCGAATGATGTGCCGGCGTCAAGGCGGTAGACAAATCCGTTGGTCGAGCCAAAGAACGATGTCGACGAGCCGTCTGGTGTCTCGCCCTCCACGCAGCACGTTGCCGCGTTGGGGAACTGCACAGGCATGGAGCCAAGCACCTTGCTGCCGGTAAACGTCATGTACAGCGCAGTGCCGTCGCTGAAGAAGATTCGGTACTGACCCTTCTCGCGGTTGAGCACGCTGGCCGTGGCCAAGTTGCGACGCTGCTGCACGAATGGTCGGATGCGCAAGGTCAGCGCGTTGGACTCGAAGTTGCCGTAGTTCAGCGACGTGTTCATGTTCATGACACCACGGTCGTCGAGCACGTAGGCTTGGTCCATGTTCTGCGCGGTGTACGGCAGGCCGCCAGTTCCGCTGTTGAACGTCGACAGCTGGAACGTCTCGGAACTTGTGCCGTACAGAACGTTTGTGTCGTTGCGCGTGTACACGCCCAAGGCGCCAGTGGTCTGGTTGCCCGGCAGAATCAGCAGGTTGGTGATCGGGCCGTTGAGCGAAATCTCTCCGGCACCAAGCAGTGGCGTCCACTTGTAGGGCTCGCCGATGCCAGAGAACTGCAGTGACTCGTTGAACGCGAAGAACAAGTGGTTCTTGTGCACAGCCATGCGGGTTGGGACGTCGACCGCCATGCCGGTGTTGATTGGGACGTAGACCGTGCCGTCAAACTCGAAGCCGCGGTTCTTGCCGTCACATCCGTAAATCTTGGTGTTGGCCGTGCCGCCACCGAAATTGCCGATCTGAGACTCGACACGCCCGCTTGGCAGCAGGGTGATGGCAGAGCTTGTGCCGTTGGCCACAGCCTTGTTGACCGTGCTGACGCGAATCACTTCGTTGTCGATGAACGTGCCCACCACCGCGGACAAGATGAAGCGGCCGGCGGCGTTCGATGTGGACCACGCGCCAGTCTCGAGCACGACGCGAGAAACCAAGGCCGATGCGCCGCTGGTCAAACCGTTGATGGTCTGGCCCTCAAACACCTCAGCGCTGCCGGCATCGAACTTTATCTCGTAGCCCAAGGCCACCTGCACCCATCCGGATGAGGTTGACTTGTAGAGGTTGGCAGCCGTCGCGCCGACGTTGTTGCGCCAAGCATAGACAGTGCCGTTGAAGTACGAAACGCCTAGAACGCTGCCAGAGCCCGGAACGGCCGAGATGGACGTGCGGTATTCATCGGCCGCGATACCCCTGTAGGTGGCGTCAACAACCGCGCTGGGCGCGATTCCGTTGACCGACACGATTGTGCCGACGTTGGTGGCGCCCACGCGGATGGTCTCGCCGTTCTGGTAGAACGATGTTTCGCGAGTCATCACCAAGTTGGAGCCATCGATGTAGATGACCTTGCCGGTGTTGCCCGATGTTACGCCCGTAACGGTATTGCCAACCGCCACCGTGCCGGTGATGTTGCAGGCAAGAATGTTGTAGGTCGCGTCCGATGGGTTGGCGTGGCCGTCAAAGCGCTCGTACCCAGCGATGCGTGTGTAGCCGCCGTTGATTGAGCACTCGAAGTTTGATGCGCGACGCGCGAAGCCGGGTGGCAAAGACAGCGTCGGGGTTACTTGATCAAGACCACCGCCGAGGTGGATGAGTTCGTAGTTGACCTTGGGAAGATTGACTGGCCGATTGGTCATGTCAGTCCTTACGCCAATGGGTTACCGAGGGAGACTTCGGGCAGCCATTCGCGCTCGAGCTGGGCCATCAAGGAGGCCTCGCCGCGTTCGCCGCGTGCCATCACTTCGGCTGCCGATTCGTAGAGGCCGTAAAACTGCATCGCCTTGTAGACGAGGACTTTGTGCAAATGGACAGGCAAACCAGTTGGCAGGTCAGTGTCGGCCGCCATCGAGGACGGCAGGCGCTGGAACTCGCCGGTCATGGTGTAGATGGTGTTTGGGATTTGGCCAAGCATCATCGCCTTCTCCGTTGGATGAATGGCGAACACCACAGGGCGGCCGCTCACCTGCGCGTTGTAGCGATAGGTGTTGCGAAAGACTTGGTATTCCCATTCAACCAACCACTGCTCATCGTAGATCCCGATGTCAGTGCGATAGGAGCGCACCGTCTCTTTCCACCAGTAGCGCAGATCAGTCATTGGCAAGCCAGTGAGATCGTTCACGGTGGTGAATGGTGCGTAGTCGCCTTGCTCGGCGACCGTCTGGTAGCTGAATGGTATACGCATCCAGCCCCAGTTGTCATACATGCCTTGAAGCTCGAGCCAAGCATCGTTGATGTAGGTGGAAAGGCGTGCTGCCTCACCAGTCTGATTAACGACCGACACCGGACCTGCGCCGGGTATGCCGCACTCTTGGCGCAGCATCTTGGTTAGCTCAAGGTAGTTCATGTTTTATGCAGGTGTTTGCAAGAGTTGACGAAGCCAAGGTGCGCCCTGCTTTGGACGAGGGTCGTGCATCACTTGGAAGGGGTAGGTCAACGATAAAACGTTTTCCTCAGCGAAGCCCATGCTGCCATCGGGGTTCACAATCTTTCGTTGACGCAGGCGTGATTGCTTGGCGGTAGCCAACACAGCCACGTGGTAACGACGGAGCTTAGCTTCATTGCCGCGGACCACCAATTTGTAGTCGCCGTTGACGTTGATCTCAACGAAGGCAGGATCGTTCTCGTTGTTGGGCTCTTGCACAAACACTGTCAGCTCGTCACGCATGAAGTCTTCTTGGTCGATTGTATCGGTGCTGATAACTCGGTCGGTGTCGATCTCGACGCCGCGTGCATTCTTTGCCTCTTCGACTGACTGGACTGGATTGACGATGTCGACATTCTGAGAATCGACTGTAGCTTTACGCTCGTAGGTTGTGGGTTTCGATGACATGATGGTCTCCATGGATTAAGGGGGTGGCACCCACCCGAAGGTGAGTGCCGGACTGCTATTAAGCGGTCAATGGGTTGGACGGGATGTCGGCCAAGTCGTAGTAAGTACCAGTCACGCCAGTGGCTGACAAGTCAACAGCACCGGGAGTGAAGTTGGTTCCAGCAGTCACAGAGACGCGCAAGGCGCCAAATGGGCAAACGCCTTTAGGTGCATCAGGGAATTCCAATGCAACGCGGCCGGCGGCCAATTCTGCGTTGTCAACAATCTTGCCGGGCAAGATCGACACAGCGCCAGCAGCATCCAAGAACAAGCTATAGATGCGAGTGGAACCGTTGACGCCACCAGAGAAGCCACCGTTGACGGCTTGAATGCCACCAGCAGCTGCTTGATACACAACAGCACCGGAGTAGCTGATTGCGATGTTGTCGGTAGCTGCCTTCGAATAGAAACGGCCATCGAGAACATAGGTGATTGTGTTCACGGTTTTGATTGTGTTTGCGTTTGTGCCTTCGGCCAAACCGCCTGCGGACAACGCGAGGGTTGCACCTTGGGTGAGAGATAAGTTATCCATTTGGAATTTTCCTTAAAGAGTTACGGGGGAAGGAGAGAGGGCCGAAGCCCTCAATCATCACAGACCAGAGGCTGCCACTTCAACGCGGACCATCCAGTTTTCGTTCAAACGCACAGCGTTCTTCCAGAAGTTGGCGCCGACGTACCCAAATTGTCCCATTGGGTTAGCGTGGGTGATTGTCTTCGCGGGCAAGTAGATTGGTTGAATGGCGTTTTGGCCCTTCAATGCAACTTGACCCCAAGCTTCTTGGCCGATGACCATGATTGGGTACACGTCAGCGGTAGTGCCAGTGGTGCCACCGTTAGACAAGAAAGCGCCTGCAGTCACAGTGCCACCAGCAGCCAAGAATGGCTTGAAGTAAGGCGATGTGATGATGCGGAAACGCTCAACAGTACCAATCTCGCGCTCGTGCACAGGCTTTTGCGAACCGTACTTGGCAACTGGTGTGAACACGGTCACGCCGGCCACAGTCAAGTTACGGAAGTCGGCTTCCAAGTCGGTGTGGATGAACACCAAGTAGCCGGGTTCGATAGCGTGTGTGTCGAAGTTCACGCTTGCAGACAGACGCTCAGTCACGAGTTGTGCGTGTGCGCTTTCCAATTGACGAGCAGCTTGACGCAGCTTGTTGATTGTCACTGCAGTGTTCACAGCGCTACGCACTGTGCCGTTTGCGAACACGACGTTTGTACCGCCGCGGACCACACCGTAAGAGATCAACTCTTCCAATGTACCCATGTGCTCACCAACCAGCTTGACCATGTCAGCAGGGATGTCGTCTTCGTACAAAGACTCAGCTTTGCTGGAGATTTTCATCAGCACGCCGTACTGTTGCAAAGTCACTTGCACGTCTTGATACGTGATAGTGCGAGCAGCAGGGGTCACGCCTTCTTGCATCAAGTAGTTGCTTGCGGTGACGTTAGGAGCGCCGTTTGTGCCAGCGTCGATAGGCAAAGCGCGACGGAACACCACGGTGTCAGTCTTGTTTTGCGGGACTTGTTTTTGCGAACCGAAGGTCGACAAAACTTTGATGGGCATGGCGTGCTTGAGCATTTCGCGCTCGGCCATGATGAGGTTCCGGCTGGGAACTAAGGAATAGGTTTGCATGGTTATTTACCTTTTTGCTTGTCAATTTCGTCGAGATAGCGCCAATATTCCTGTGGCGTCATATCCTCGACCGCTTTGGTTCGAATTGACGAACCGCTGCGGCCCGTTGGGATAGCCGCCGCAGAGCTAAGGCGCTGCGTTTTGTTTTGTGACGCTACCGAGTTGATGGCTTCGGAGTGCAGGTCTAGCAGTCGTACTGCGTCTTGCGGGCTTTCGCTCGCCGCAAGCATTTGCACCTCGCGTTGCTGGCGTTGAAGCCAGCCCATAAATTCGGGCGTCCGTACACGATCTTGCCAACCCGGATGTTTAGCTTCCACCGCCAGCTCTGAACGCATTTGAGCAATCTCTTCGTGGCTGACGCCACCTTTTTGATTTTCAAGCAGCGCTTTGAAGCGTTGCTCTTGCTCTTGAAGTTGCTGTTTTAAGGCGCCTTCCATTGCGTCCGCGAACTCTGGGTAGTCGCGTTTCAGTTTGGCCATTGCCTCTGGATCAGACTGCGCCTGTCGGACTTCGTCCTGACTGGGTGCGTCGCCACCTTGGCTGGCAACTTGTTTGGCCACCTGTTGCTGTTGCTTCAGTTGACTGCCCAAGCCACCGATGTGACCTTCTGCATTCCGAAGACGTTGCGTAACTTGGCCGAGCATGCTCTCCAAGCCAGCGATTTTGTCCATCAACGATTGCTCTTGGCTCACATGATCAGAGTCGCCTTGTGCATCGGCCTTGTCGGCGGGTGCGGCTTCTTGCTGGTCTGTTTGCTGTTGCGAATCCGATGACTCAGTTTCCTGAGTTCCCGCTGCTTTGTCGTCCGGCAATGCCTTGCCAGATTCCTCTGCGTCGAGCTGGTCCCAAATCTTCTGGGCTTCGTCTTGTGGGTTGGTTTGTTCCTGTACTTGCATGGGTTGTCGTCTCACTTGTCACCCTTACGGGCGGGTAGTGTCAGCGCCGGTTAATTCATCGGGGCTAACTGCTGGTCCCGCGCTTGCATCTTCTGCAAGGGCGAGGATCTTTTTCAACTCCTTGATGCCACCACGCACCGAGGATGTTTTCTCAGGACTCATTTCTGAGTCGTTGAGCTTTCGTAACTCGTCGATCCGTCCCTCAACAAGTTGCGAAAGCCGCTTCCAGCACTGGGTGTGGAAATCTTCAAATTTCAATGTCGTCTCCGGAAAAAGAAAAGGCGCCCTTTTTTAAGGGGCGCCTTAATCAATGGCTCATGAAAAAACCGGCTGGGCCTGCATCAAAAGACACTGACCCGGAGCGGAATATACAACAGTTTCAAACCCGGTGCAAGACATTAAATGCCCGATCCTTGATTAACTTTGATTGCAGCCTCAGCGTTGAACAGCTCGCGCTCGTTGTTGATCTGCAGTGAGGCCAAGCGTTCTTTGGATGCGATCTCCTCGCGGCTCATCTCGCCGTCTTGCGTCAGCTTGGCGATCTCGATCTCGCGCGTCAGGTTCGCATCGGTCATGGCAATGTCGTATTCGCCCTGCTCTTTTTGCTGCTCGAATGCACGCTGCGCCTTGGCATCTTCCAGCTTCGCTGTCTCGGTCTGAGCCTTGATCTGCGCGGCCTGAATGCGTGGGTCTGCTGGCGCACCCTGCTGGGCTTGCTGCTCTTGCCACTGCTTGAACTCATCTTCCGACTTCATCAGCTCATCTGGGTTCACCTTGAACGCCTTCAGGATCGCGGTCAACTCTGCGCGGTCCTTCATGTAGGGGACGTAGCGTGCGTTGTTCGTGATGTTGGCCAAGTTCAGCAGGGCTTGGTTCTGGATGTCGCGCTCGATCAGCGCAGTGCTGCCGCGGGCGTCGATCTCGTAGTCGCCCTTGATCTCTGGATCAGGGTCGTTGGCCATCTTCCAGTCGTAGTAGCGACCGATGTGTGGGCGTGTGATGCAGTCGTCATACAGCTTTACGCGCTGGCGCAGCACGCTGTTGGCGTTGTTGTACAGCATGACCATGCCGCCGACGGTCTCGGGCGCGCTACCCTTCTCGCCACCCATGAGCTGAGGCATGCCTGTCTCTTGCTCGGCAAATGTCATGGCGGCCTGAGCGATGGCCAACAACTCTTGCAGGTGACTGTTGAACTCGAACACGCTGAAGGCTTTGCTCACGTCCTCGGTGTCGTCCTTGGCCAACCAGATCTTGTTGGGCGTGATCTCGTAGCTGCCATTCTGTGGGATGACCATGCCCTTGCGCATGACAACCTGACCGCCAAGCGAGGTGCGTCCGTTGTCCATCACCTGTCGCCAAGCAGAGTTCACCACGCGCTGCTGGTGCTCCAGCTCGTCGCACAGGCCGTAGCCGTAGGGCGAGTCGTCGGACTTGCGCCAGCACCACACGTCGACGGGCAGGCTCTTGTCCTCGACCCAAGACTCCATGGCGCCGATGATCTTGTCGTTGACCATGATCAGCAAACCGAAGTCGACGTCTGTCAACGGGTCTGCGTTGGTGCGCATGGTCAGCAATTCCATCTCGTCGGGCTCGATCTCGCCGTGGTAGGTCCACATCTCGTAGCTGTCTTCCTTGATCACGTCACGCATGACGCGGCCCTCGGCCACACGGATGCGGTTGGGCGGGGAGCGCAGCACTTCGCGGATTGCGTCAGCGTCATAGCCGGGAATGCCCACGAGGCGGCGCAATTCCTTGCGGGTGACGTCGCGGCGGATGAAAAAACCACGGCCGCGCTGGTGGTCGTTGCCACACGCTGGGTCGAAGAAGGTATTCCACGGGTCCAGCGACTCGGACGACGGGACGATTTTTTCGTTGATTTGAAGCGTCTGCATGCCACCGGGCTGGGGTATCCACACCTTGCTGCTTTGGCGGGCCGGGAAGGGGCCATGCATGATGCCTGTGCCCAGTCGCACAGCGTTGTCGATCAACTCGCGGCTCTGGCCGTTGTAGCCAGCCTCTGTCAGGCTGTCGTCGATGGACTTCTCCATGGCGTCGGCAGACTTCTTGGCAGCCTCGACCACGACCTGAGCCTCTTGGTTTGCAGTCATGCCGGTGGGTTGACCAGTCATTGGGTCGACGGTGGGGCGCTCGTCGCCGTGCATGTTGGCCAGCTCAGGCACTGGCGTGGGCTTGATGCCCCAGTTCTTGTCGTCGGTGGGGAACAGAATCTCGCACATGCGCGCGATGGCCTGATCCACCTTGGGACGCACGATGTTGACCACCACACGTGAGCGATTGCCGTCCGTGACCTTGCGGGCGGGCGGCCCGTTACGTAACGTGTTCTCAAACTCGCCGGTGGTGGTGTTGTGCTCACCCCAGTAGAGCTGAGCTGCGCGGCGCCAGCGTTTCTCGACGTTGCTCTGGGCGCGATGCTGCACCCACTTGTCGCGCAGTTGAGAGAACATGCCGTGCAGCTTCGTCACCTCTTGGTTGACGTGCTGGTCATACTGCTCTTTGGTCATGACCTCGTTGCCATCGATCACGGCAAGGTGCTGTTTGTTTTCGTCTGGGTTGTGCATGGTTAATACCCTGTGACCTCATCGAGAGCAGCCCACGCGTGGTGCTGCCCAGTTGGAACAACCCAGTCGTCTTTCTTCTCGACCGGGTAAGCGAATGTCAGAGCCAAGCTATCAGCTCGGTCTGGGGATTTGATGCCGCGCTTCTTGGCGTCTTGCTTGCTCTCG